CCGCAGCGCGTTGGCCACCTTACGCGGCATGAAGTTGTTATGGACCGCGTCGGCAAGGAGGAAGGCACCCTCTCCCTCGTGGAGGTCAAACCTGCTTTGGTCGTCGTTCTGGAATACGACAGACTCACCTGGCAAGGCTAGACTTCCGATTAGCACAATCGCCTGGTGCAGTGCATCACCGACCTGTTCGCCAGTCAGGCCGGTGGTGTATACGAATTGCCTCCCCGCCGCGATATCGCTGGAGTTCCAAGCGATAGGAGCGACGGCGTCCCGTAGGCGCTTCGCAAACACGCGCAGGTATGGACCCGTGCGTGCACTGTACTCGGGCGGACACCCCTGGATAAAGCGTGGGTCTTTGTAGACAGGTAACGCGTCCAACTTAAGCGCAACCTCACGCTTAATGAACGCCGATGCCACGTTTCGAGGCAGCTGTATGCCCTTCTTCCAAATGGCCAACAGCTGATCGCGTCGTTTTGGCGGAAATGAGGACGCCCAAACAACGAAATCCATAGGTATCGTGACCATGCGTAGGCCGCATGCTTTCAACCAAGCAATGTGGCTTGGAATGATCGCGGCCCAGTGGCGTGTAAAAGCGAGCTTGGCTCCCTCGCTGGCAACACCTGGTATTAGTTTGCCAACGCGCCCGCATAGTGAGATGCGCTCGTTACACAAGCAGCTACGGAAGACTGTGCCCGTAATCCCCTTAACTGCAAACACGCGGGTTGTCCCATGCTTCGGTCGACACACTGGATCACCCCACCGCACCTGAAAAGCCTTGCGCACCTGCGCCTCTTTCATGCCTTCACGAGCGGCACAAATATCGGCGACAACTGGTAGGCCAAGCTCATCATAGTTATCGTAAGATCGTAGCCTCAATGCCCATGCATCGTTGAGTCGGGCAGCCGTCAAATTGTAAATGACGTGCGCCATGACGGCCGGCACAAACGGCAGGGCCGCCAGTACGCAGTGTGCGTATGACCTCAACAGCAGGCTGACCAGGCAGCCGAACTTACTTGAGCCGGTAGCCCATAAGCGCCAAGTTTCGTAGAGCGCTATGACGACCGGCAGAGCGTAG